ATTACTGTGTGTTAAGTCCTGTTGATACTTATGATAACCCACCAACAGAAGGTAATCTTAGAAGAACTGGTGTTGGTCATACTGGTTCTCCTTGGTCTACTTGTCGTGCAACTTTAGGTGTTTCTAGTGGAAAATGGTATTTTGAAGGAACATTTACTGGCTCTACTGGTTCTGTTGGCAACAATATGATTGGAGTAATGACTACTACAACATCTACTTTAAGTGATGCTTATGGTGGTTCAACTACTCGTAGTTATCAAGCTAATGGTAATTTGCAAGGCGATAACTCAACTGGTACAGTATCTTCAGCTACTAGTGGCGATGTCATTATGATTGCCTTTGATGTTGATGCTGGAAAATTATGGGTTGGTAAAAACGGCACATGGATGAATAGCGGTGTGCCAGCAAGCGGTACAGGTAATGTATTTACAACTTTGCCAACTTCACCAATCGTTCCACAAGTTTCTATGTATGGAAACACAGGCGATAACTATGGATGGTTTACTAACTTCGGTCAAAGACCATTCACCTACACACCCCCAACAGGCTTTGTAAGACTAAACACATTTAACTTACCTACTCCTACTATTGGTGCTACTGCATCTACACAGGCGGGGGATTATTTCAATACAGTTCTTTATACTGGAAATGGTGGTTCACAGTCTGTAACAGGTGTAGGATTTCAACCTGATTGGGTTTGGGTAAAGGTTCGTAGTTCTACACAAAACCACTCATCTAATGATTCGGTTCGTGGTGCTGGATACTATCTTGTACAAAATGCTACTGCCGCAGAAAGATTCCAAGGCGAGTTTGATTCGTTTGATTCAGATGGATTCTCGCTAACTTATAATGCCGCAGAAGGCGACTACAACGGAAGCGGTAAAACCTATGTAGCATGGAACTGGAGAGCAAATCAAGGAACTAATGTAACCAACACAAACGGCACTATTACATCTACAGTAAGTGCTAATACAACTGCTGGATTTAGTATTGTTACTTATACAGGTAATGGAGCAAATTCAACTGTAGGGCATGGTTTAGGTGTTACTCCAGCAATGGTTATTGTTAAAAGAAGAAGTGGTACGCAAGATTGGGCAGTATGGCATCAGAATTTAAGTGGTGGTCAGTATGTTCTTTATTTAAATTTATCTGCTGCGGAACAAATAGCAAATATTACATTCCAAGGAGCACCAACATCAACAGTTTTGCAAGTAGGTACTTCAAGCGAAGCAAATGGTAGTAGCCAAACTTATGTAGCCTACTGCTTTGCACAAGTCGCTGGTTATTCTGCATTTGGTTCATACACAGGTAATGGTTCTAGTGATGGCCCATTTATCTTTACTGGGTTTAGACCTAGATATTTGATGATTAAGCGTTCAGATTCAACTGCAGATTGGAATGTCAGAGATACTGCTAGAAGTCCATACAATGTGGTAGGAGAAGCCCTTTATCCAAACTTATCACTTGCAGAATATTCAGGTTCGGAAACTTATCTTGATATTTTAAGTAATGGATTTAAGTTAAGAGGTAACTGGAACTCCTCTAACGCAAGTGGTGGAACTTACATCTATATGGCTTTTGCCGAAAACCCCTTTAAATACGCTAACGCACGATAGGAGAAATAAAAATGCCTTTTAAACTAGGAACTAAGACTATCCAACTGGATACCCCTTTTACACACAACGATATTCAATACCCTACTAACTGGATTCGCTTGGCTTCAGAAGAAGATAAAGAAGCTATTGGTCTAGTATGGGAAGCTGACCCCGTACGGGCAGATGACCGCTATTACTGGGATGGTGACATCAACAACCCCAAAGCCCTAGAAGATAAAGAAGAATCTGACCAAGACGGCAATCCGCTTTATGTCAAAGTTTTAGGCGTGGTAGATGGCAAACCAGCAATGGTTGATTCTGATAAGCGTCTTGTAACCAAAGGATTAAAGTCTAACTTTATCTCTCAAGTAAAGACTACGGCTGGAACTATTCTTGCTCAGACTGATTGGATGGTAATCCGCAAGGCTGAGAGAGATGTAAATCTTCCTACAGATATTTCCAATTACAGAGCATCTATTGTTACCAAAGCTGATCAATTAGAAGCTAAAATTAAAGCTGTTAAATCGGTAGAAGAATTAGCATCTCTTGATTTATCTTTCCCTTCCTTGGAGAACTGATATGTTTGTTATAGATTGGGTAATGGATAAACTTGGTTATACCAAAAAGATAACTTTTAATTGGAATTCTTTTATTCAAGAACTAGAATGCGAAAAGCCAAAGCGCACAGTAGCTAGAAAAAAGCCTGCAACTAAAAAGCCTGCTGTTAAAAAGACTATTCGCAAAAAGGTTTAATTATGGCTGATGAATTTTTTGATGAATTTCGCTATGGCAAATTAGTTGCACAAGTAGAAGCAATGGAAAAGAAGATGGATACTATGGAGATTGATATTAAAAAACTACTTGCTATGGCTGAAAGATCAAAAGGTTCTCTTTGGGCGCTAATGGGTGTAGCTTCTGTAGGCGGTGGTTTTATTACTTACCTTGCAGATCTATTTATTAGAAAATGAATCTACAAGTAAATGATTCCTTATCCAAATGGAATAAGACAGAAGCCTTTGAACTCCAAGTAGCTAGAGGGCAAATCAGAGGGCATCAAATTAGGCATATTTTTGGATATAACCCTGATATTGATGCCAATACAGAAGAAACTATTTGGACTGCTGGTGGACTTTATGCTCATGCTAGTTCACCAACAATAATGAAAGTATCATCTACAAGCACTTTAGATACATCTGCTGGAGTTGGTGCTAGAACTGTTTCTATTCTAGGTATTAACTCTACAGGTAATGAAGTATCGGAAACAGTAACTCTGAATGGGCAAACTTCTGTTAATACAATTCATACATACACAGAAATTCAATCCGCTTTAGTAACTTCTGTTGGCTCTGCAACACACAATGAAGGCAATATATCTATTGGCACAGGCACAGTTACAGGCGGAGTTCCTGCTGTTATTTATGGGCATATCCTTGCTACAGAGAATGGCTCTTTAATTGGACATTACACAATTCCATTAGATTACACAGGTTATCTAATATCAGGATCATTATCCTGTGGCGCAACTCAGGCTTCAAAAAATATAACTGGTAGGCTTAAATATAGAGATCCACAAAATGTAATTCATACCTCAGCCATAGTAACTTTTAGTTCAGGCAAAGTAGATTTTTATTTTGATTATCCCATTAGCTTACAGTCAGGATCTTGCATCTCTGCTACAGCTACATCTTCTACAGATAATGAAAAAGTTTCATCTTACTTTCAATTACTTTTAGTTAAAAATCAACAATAGTTGATAGTAAATATCTTAGCCTTTAAACTACCTTAATACTTATGAACAGCATTCTTAAATTATGGCAGATGATCTTGGACTATCTATTGGCGCTAAAGGCATCAGCGAAGGCATCAAAACTGGTAGAGATGCTGGCAAAGAGATTGCAAAAAATATTGAAGAAGTTCAAAAGGAAGCAGTTGATCTAGCAAGGCAAAGCGCCCAAGCTAAGATCAGAGAAAGAAGGGAAGCAGAGTTTAAGAAAGAAAGAGCAATTTTTAAAGCTCTAGAAGAATATAAACACAGAAAGAAGATTTCTGATGAGGAATACAAATTAAGAATAGATTTTATTAAGGCTTATGGCACTAAAGAATGGCAAAAACTTTTAGATATTAAGATTGAGATTGAAAAGTTAGAAAAAGCAGACAAAGATTATTTTGATGCTGAACTATCAAAAGTTAGATCGGTGCAGTTTTGGTGCTTTATGGTCGCAGCATGGATTTCATATTACATAGTTTGGGGAGTTAAAAAATAATGTTTCCACTTACAGCTATTCTAGATATTGGCACAAAGCTAATAGACAAACTAATCCCTGATCCTGAAGCTAAAGCTAAGGCTCAATTAGAGCTTGTAAAACTACAGCAAGAAGGCGAGCTTGCTAAGATGCAAGCCGATATTGCAGAAGCTCAAGAGATTACTAAGAGATGGGAAGCGGATATGTCTAGCGACAGTTGGCTTTCTAAAAATATTCGCCCAATGGCTCTTATTGCCATCTTTGGCGCTTATTTTTTATTCGCTATGATGAGTGCTTTTGGCTATGATGCAAATCAAAACTATGTGCAGTTGCTAGGGCAATGGGGTCAGATTGTATTTTTAGCCTATTTTGGCGGTAGAACTGCTGAGAAGATTATTGAGATGAAAGCTAAGAAAAATGAATAGTGAACATCTTATAGCCATTGGCATCCATGAGAATTGGTATGATGCCCTGCAAGAAACCTTTGATAGATATGAGATCAATACTGTTAAAAGGCAGGCGCACTTTATTGGACAATGCGCCCATGAATCTAATTACTTTAAAGCGCTAGAAGAAAACCTTAACTATTCTGCACAGGGTTTAATGGGCATTTGGGGGTCTAGATTTCCTACTATAGAGATTGCACAGGAATGCGCTAGAAACCCTGAGAAGATAGCTAATAAAGTCTATGGTGGGCGCATGGGCAATTTAGAAGATGGTGATGGCTGGAAATACAGAGGTAGAGGTATTCTTCAGCTTACTGGGAAGGAAAACTATAAGAACACAGGAAATGCCCTTGGAGTTGATTTAATAGCCCTTCCTGAGCTTTTAACAACTCCTAAGTATGCTTGCCTATCTGCTGGTCATTTTTGGTCTAAAAAGGCTTTAAATGCCCTTGCTGATGTTGATAACTACCAAGAGATTACCAAGCGGATTAATGGTGGGCAAACTGGTCTTATGGATCGCATCTACAAAACTAAGAAAGCAGAAGAAGTTTTAGCTAGGGAGATTTAGAGATCTATAGATAACCCCATCACCCCAAACTTTATCAATTTCAGCTTCTTTGTATAGATCAATAATCTTATCAGGGTAAACCATTATAGGATTCTGATGAGCAAAACAGAAAGCATAAATTAAAGGCGCTTCTTTAGTAGAAAACCACTCCATAAACATAGGAAGCATATTTACTTCTGATTGTTTAAAGTTTCCTGTGCCTTTTACATTTATCACAAAAGTATCTTTGCCAGTATTTACTATGTAATCAGGTAGATTTCTAATCATTGTGTTTAGCTTCCAGTAGTTATCTATTTCATTGCTTTTTTCTTCAAAGCCTAGCCTGTGATACTTGTAGTTTTTTTCTGTGCAATATTTCTCAAATAGTATTTCGCCATGATTTACTATCTTTTGCCGATCTAAGAAAGATGCAATATTATTCATGCCAGTTTAATAAGTGGAGAACTGGTCAAAACCCTGTGAAGGATAGAGCTTATTTCTCTAGATCTCATGGTGCTTTATGCATTTCTTCTTTAGCTTGGATCAATGGCTCTGCAAGCTCAATAATGATTACTTGATCTGTTAGTGCTACTTTGATCGCATCAAGGGTTTGCCCTTGCCTAATGAACTTTTGCACCAATTCCCTAATTTCCTGTTCCATGATCAGAAGGGAATATCTGATTCCATATCTTCTATGGAATTTTGTTTAACTTTAGGAAGCTCATCATTACCCCTAGGCTTAAAGTTATCCTTTGCTCTAGGCTCTGCAAAGTTTAGCCAGCCATCCCAATTAATAGGGATTTGCTCTAGCTTTGCAGCCATACCACCTTGCTTGGTATCCATAACAACTCCACACTTAACCCATCTAGTCTTATCTGCGCCTGTGGCATCTTTATAAACTCCACCTTTAGCAAGCAGTTCATATTTAATTGGCATACATTCTCTCTTTCAATTTTGTGAATAACTCATCAACTTCTTGTAAAAACTTCTGCACTTCTACTTCCATATCCTTGATATAACCATCATCCCTATCAAGGCGCACTACAAACAACTGCAAGTTCTCAGGAAGCCTAGGATCAAATGATACAAAATCACACCATTTGCGCCCTGTGCAAGCCATCTGAGTTTGCATTTGTGGGATATATTTTGCAGGCGGTTTACCACCATCTATATATTCAAGATGAGTAGTAGTGTTAGGGCATTTAATTTCTATAAGCCCATCTTCTGCTACTAAACCATCAGGACTACAGCCAAACCATTCTATTTTCGGATGATCCATAAAAGGTATCTGCTCAACAAATAGATTCATCTTGGTTTCATAAGCAATTCGGGCAAATGGCTCTTGCTCTGTTCCCCATTGCATAGCTGAATTAGTAAATGATTCTGCTGGCTGATTGGTTAATCTCTCAGCAACTAAATCCATCTTATAATTCTTGCGCCCTGCTGATTCGCCTGATTTAATTTTGGATAGAACATCTGCAACTCTAGAAGCTGTAACCTTGCCAGCCCTGAGCATCTTCCATTCCAAAGAGCCTTGCTCTATCTTGGTCGCTTCAATTCTATCTTCAGTTGTAAAGGTAGTCATTTTGTTTCCTGTTTAAGTTTAATTAGTTCCTGTAATTGTTTACAAAATTGTTCACCAGCTTGTGCAGCTTTCAATGCATCATCCCAATCATTAGTTAGGCAAAACCTATATACATTATTTACAGCCAGTTTTGTATCTAAATAAATTTCTGCATAATCTGATTCTTTCATTCTTTATCTTCCTGATCTATTTGTGGTTCATTTAATTGAATAAGCTGAGTTTCCCCATCTTTCTCAAATTGGTTTTGAAACTCCTTGCTCATGGCTTCAACTGCTGCTTGCCATCCAAGAGCAAAGAATTCTTCAGGATGATACACAGGTTTATCTAGCTTATTGAATGCTTCCAAGCAAAGTTTATTAGTTATCATTTTGCCTTTTTCCATTTAAAAGGATAAACATCAATATTAGTTTGCTTAGGAATTACATCATCAAAGGTCTTTTCTGCAAGCGCCCTAAAATCTTTCCACTTCTTTTGATATTGCGCTTGTTCGCTGGCAGGAATGTAGTTGTATAGTTTGCGCCATCTAATAGTTATATCTGTAGTGCTTGGTGTATAAATAAAATCATTTGTCATTTGTTTTACTCCTATATCTTTGTTGAGATTGTCTAGTAAGGCAAAATTCACACTTCCATCTTTTTATCTTACTGGCTGTTTCTACTAATTTAAAACCTTCTGCATTTCTCATAGCTTGGCAACTACTACAAAACTTCCTTTCCATTTTTATTCCATTCATCTTTTAAATAACCCCATTCTGAAGCATCTACAACTGCTGATAACTTTCCACAAACATCACAAGAATCTATCCAAGTTCTATATTCATGGTTCTTTGGTTTTTGTGTTCCCCATTTAACTCCACAATCATGGCAAACATTATCAGGCTGTTCATCAGCTAGGTGCATTCATGCTTCCTTTCTTAATGTCATACACTTCTTTTAGTTGATTGGATAGACTTTTAAATTTCTTAAATTTAAGATAACCTTCTTGGAAGGCAGTTCGCAACTCGGCAGGGCTAGAACTTGCCTGAATTTTATCAATGTAGATCAAGATCTCCTCTGCTGGATCTTCTTCATCTTCAGGTGGTATATCTTCATTCTGATAGATAAACAAACCAACTCCAAAACAGGCTATGCATTTTGTTAAGCAGCGCATTTGGGCATCAGATATTTTTCTAGCATCAGGATTTTTTACAGCATTATTCCTGTGATCCATTACTGGTAATTGCATCTTGAGGGTTTTGCCAAAGGCTGTAACTTCACAGGAAACCATTACAGTTTCAGAGTAATACTTAGGCTCTCCAAATTCCCAAGTAGCGCCTGAATCATTCATAAGTAGAACATCAAGAGCATATGCCCAAGAAAGGTAGTTAAGATTTCCCTTCTTTTTTATTCTATCTGTTACATCTATTTTTCTTACTTCTTCAAATTTATTCATAGTTCCTCATCTGCTTGTGATATGGCTTTTTCTTCCCAATAAGTATAAACAGCAGATTGGATCAATAAGCCTAGGGTTGCTTTGTCATTGTTAATAAGTGCTTGCTCTATGGAATCCTGATGCTTGCATAAGCATTCCTCATAAATGGCTTCCATAAAGTTATCAAATGTATCAGGGTTTAATTCTCCATGAAGTAGCTCAGTAATTCTTTCATCCATCTGAGCTTCCCGATCTCCACTTTCTCTGTAAGGAGATTGTAGCCATGCATCATACTTGTTCATGCTGTTTCCTTCTCAACATCTTATCTACTAAATAAAAATCTCCAGTAATGGTGCTAAATGGAGTTGCTCTATCTGTATCAAGTCCAACAAATCTTCTTCCTGATTTTAATAAGCCATTGTTATGCTCATAGCCTAAAGCATCAGTAATTTCAAAATAACAATCATAAGTTACACAGCCTAATAGATCGCCAAATTTATCAAATAGTGATGTATGTTTAGAAAAATAATAACTAGGCTCTTTAATAAATCCGCCATGAGCTAAAACTTGAATTGCTTCTTTTAGTCTATAGGTTTTCATCTTGTTTCCTTTATTTAGTTAGATACCATACATACTGGGCAAAAATAAATAATGCTAGTGTTGCTAATACCATATGCCAGTTCTTGAGTTTCATATTGTTTCCTTAGTTTGTTGATTGTTTAATTGACCAATACAGCTATTCAAAATATTAATTGCTTGCTCTACATATACAGCAGGATAAGGAGTAAATTTGCAGTTTGCATTTTTGACAGCTTCTCTTGCTTTAGCAATCTTTGAAGCCATAATTCTTTGTTGTAAGAAGTTCATATTGTTTCCTTAATTCGCCCCGAAGGGCGCTGTTAATAATTAACAAATCTCAACTCCTGCTGGCAAACCTTTTGCTCTTAATGCAGCTTGAACTTGCCTAATTACTTCAAACATATCATCACCATAAAATTCAACTGGTGTGTTTTTTAATTCTGCAACATTTGTATTAATGCAAATTGCAGGAGTTTCGCCAATCCAGTAAACTCTGCTGGTTTCAGTAGCGCTTACTTCATTTATAAATAATTTAGTCATTTTGATTTCCCTTCACAGAAATATAAGCAACATTGCTTAGATAGAATCTTACTACATTTGTAGAGAAATCTACATTATTTATACTAGGGATTTCCCTAATCTACATAAATATATGAATCTACAAGAAAAAAGACTAGAATCTACATAGTTTCTACAAAAGGAGAGAAAATGGAAGCGGTGCAACAAACTCAGTTTGATAAGGCTTTGGCTGTATTTGGCTCAATTAAGGGCATGGCTGAAAAGGTAGGGGTAAAGTATGTTTCATGCTATGCATGGCATATGAGGGGCGGTAAGATCCCTAAAAAGCACCATAATGCGGTCATACAGGCTTCTGAGGGCAAGTTAAGCCAGTTAGACCTTGGGTAGCCTAAATCAGCGCACAATAGCCCTATATGCGGAACAGGGCTATAAATGCGAAGTAGTGGAATCCTACAATGCTTTTACCAAGCGCAAAAAGGATCTATTTGGGATCTTTGATGTGCTGGCAGTAGGCAACTGCGAAACTATTGGGATTCAGATTACTAGCAAAGCCAATATGTCAGCTAGGATCAAGAAAATTCAAGAAAGTGAATATATAGTAGAACTTATTAGATCGGGCTGGCGAGTTGTAGTTATTGGATGGTTTAAAAATCCCAATGGAAGGTATGATTACAAACTTTTTGAATTTTGATTTATAATTTTTGTGCGGAGTGAAGTCTGCTTGATAAATCTCAGAAAAGCCTTTTAGGGCTATCTTTGAGAGTTTAGTAAAAGTTACTGGGATCTTTTATTAAGCTACTTCACCTTAGAGATAGCTTTAAAGGGCTTTTTCTATTTCTGCTACTTTGATTCGGGGGCTCTACCGACATACTAGCGAATCATAGTTAAGTGCTACTAGGGGTAAAGGATGTAACAGCACAAATATAGGTGGCGAAGCTAGTGCCTATTCCTTGAAAGACTGGCGGGTGTAGTGGCTCCGAAAGGCAACTATTGAAGGCACACTTAGGTAGGCTAGGTGTGTTCACCAAAAGGCAATTTATATATTATTAATACTATAG